AATTTTCAAAGCGGCTTAAAATTTTTTGCAAAGAAATTTAAATTTGTTCGATGTCTGAGTTTAGCGAACTTGATTAGCCCCTCTAAAAGCTGTCTTAGTTCGCATAATGTATATTCAGTACTTAATTTAACCATTTGATTTTATATCAATTAATAAAAGGAAACCGAAAAATGAAAGATTTTAATAATGCCGAACTTGTAAAACATTTACCGATTGTGACAATTCACCCCGACCAAGCTTTAGCTACTGTAAAGAAAGGCATTAAAGAGGGGCGAGAATGGATTATTAGAGAGCAGGTAGCATATTTAAATACAGGAAAAAGATATCCCCTTGAATTTAAGTTAATTATTGATAAGGATGCTTCGCCATATCCAATCGGCACTTATTTACTATCATCAAGTAGCTTTGGTGCAGGAGATTTTAGTTCGTTGCGTTTTGATTCTCGGAATTTAGTTTTAATTCCACTTGATGAACCTAAGAAGTCCTAATGATGCAAATAACGGGTGAGATTTGCTCACCGTTAAAACCGATTGAAGATTGTCAGGCGGTGATGTTGGTCGTTGATAATTCTCAAGTGCAACAAGCCCAGATTGACTATGCACAGTCCGCCGAATTCTGGGGCGTTGCTTTTACCTCGGTTCTATTCTTATGGCTTTTCAGTCATGGAATAGGACACATTTTAAAACTTGTCAAAAATGCCTAACAAGGCTAAGGAATAATAACATGAAATTTTTATCTACTTCGAAAAATAAATTTTTAACTGCGTGTATCGCTGTATCTGGCATCGTATCTGGCTCTGCAATGGCTGTGGATACACCAGCTAAGAATAGTGCTGATTTATCAGCATTAACTGATTCAATTGATTTTTCAAGCATATTGATTGCAATTATGGCAATTGCTGCCTCATTAGTGGCACTTTACGCGGGTTATGTGGGCGTGCGTTGGGTATTACGAATGGTTAAAGGGGCGTAAGTCATTTACCGATAGAAAAGGGCTTAACAGCCCTTTTTTTATAACTATCTAGGGGGCTTTATGTCGTGGGATATGGTTTTTTTTCTTTGGGGGTTATTATGCGCATGGGCAGTAATTCAGGGCTTAAACGGTCGATAATATTATCTTTGCTGTTTTTATTGAGCGTATCATTTAGTACTTTATCTTTAGCTAATCCAGCGTTATTGCTGAGTGGCTTGATTGCTCGTAGAGCGGTACAAGTTGAAGGAATGAATTTATTGCGTATTGGTTTAACTCGTTTCGCTGTAAGAGCAGCGGCAAACGAAGCACTATACGTTATTCCTACAGCATCAACATTGAAAATCGCAGGTGCAGTTACATGGGTAGGCGTTGCTTCTGCTATTGGTGGCTATAGTGTTTCTGAGCTTATTTATAACGATGCTGATTTAAAAGTTGCTACTAATGCAAAATTAAATGCAAATGGTAGTTATAGTGTTGATGTTACTAAAGACGGAGTATCAAAAACAATTAACGTTGACTTTAAACCCGAAGAATTAAGCCCAGTATTTATCTATATTGAATCCGTTACTCAAGGCGAAGCAAGTAAAATTGTTGGTGTTGAGGAGGGTTATAATTACCCTGACAATGCCCGTTTTTATATTACAAAAGCGGCATATTCCGCACCTTATTATTTTGGTGATATTTATGAAGATGTAGCCATCCAAGCGCAAGAATTCAGAACATATTCAATGTATGAACCTCGTTATACTGATTTTTCTGAAACAGTGACGGATAAAATTGTTGACCAATTTGGCAATATTTCGTTTACAGAGCAAGATTATAAGTTTAGATATGTAAGAAGTGAATCAATGTTTGATTTCGATGTTGTCGGTGTAACAGAAGATAGCATGAAATATAACTCATCGTCAGTAACACACTATCACCCCGACATCGAGGGGCTAGCAATGACTTATACTGTGTTTGTAAAAGTTACTACTCACGAAAAGAATGTGAATAGTAGTTTCGAACCTTGCAAAACCACCACCGCACCAAATGGATCCACGTCAACAATCTGTTTACCGCCTGATGAATATGATTATTCAACGAGTAATAGAAATTTCACCTATAATTTACAGGTTATTACTAATAGTGATTATAAAATTGCATCAATAACGGCTAGCTTAGGAACTTTGGAAGAACTCGAACCAAAATTTAATGAAGAGTTAAAAAAACAAGCAATTGATTATGATGTGCTTGCCGATATCTTTAATGAAATTATATATTCTGCATCAAGTCAAACTGATTACAATGGTTTACCTTACAGCTCAACAACGCCAATTACGGCAAACGAAATTCAAGCTGTAGCTAAAGAAATGGGATTGAATTTGACGCAATATGATCTGTTTTATTCAACCATTCCTGAAAATGATATGCTAGCAAGTGTTGAAAAACAATACACAACAATTATAAATAATAGTAATAATAATAATGATGATAACCACCATAAAGAAGATGATATTGATTACACCTTTACCCCTCCTGAACTTGAAGACATTCCCACTGGCACGGAGGTTTTATCATATCTTGATAATTTATTTCCATTCTTACGAAACTTTGAACTAACGGAAAAATCGGCTAGTTGTCCAATCGGTACATTTGAAGCATTCGGTCAAACTTACACGATTGACACGCATTGCCCATTACTAGAAGAGAACCGCACACTCTTTCAAACAATCATGCTCATTGTGTGGGCGTTCGTATCACTTCGCATTATTTTAAAAGCTTAATTGAGGAGAAAATTATGCCTGCGTTTCTAATGGCGATTGTTGGCTGGTTTGTTCGTTCAATACTGGTCAAATTTTTAATTATGTTTGTCTTGTTTTTCGTTATGTCTGAATTAATTCCGGTGCTTGCGTCAATGCTACCAGATAGCACCAATATTAAAGCGCTATTTGATTTACTACCCGATTCGGTATGGTTCTATCTAAATTATTTCAATGTGCCAACGGGTATTACAATGGTACTTTCAGCATTACTGACACGCTTTTTAATTCGTCGTATTCCGTTAATTGGGTAAATAGGGGGAATTATGGCTATATCAGCGTACGTGGGAGTGCCTGGTTCCGGGAAATCTTACGAAGTAGTCAAAAGTGTATTACTGCCTGCTTATTTAGCAGGTAGACGCATTGTTACCAACATAGAGGGCATTAATGAAGAACAGTTTAAAGAGTATGCGTTAAAGACTAAAAAGGCCAACAAGAGCGATTTAGGCACGATTATTCACGTTAGTGATAGTGATGTGATGAAAGATGATTTTTTCCCGTTCAAAGCCATTAATGACGCCATGAGCGTGGAAACCGTTTGCAAAGCAGGGGACTTAATCGCCATTGATGAACTGTGGCGTATTTGGGGCAGTGATAGCAAAATCCCCGAAAATCATCGTTCTTTCATTGCGGAGCATCGGCACTTTACTGAAGAAAAGACGGGCATTAGTTGCGATTTAATCGTCATTAATCAGTCTGTCGCTAATATTCCGCGTTTTTTGAAAGATAGAATCGAATCAACGTATCAAATGCACAAGCATAAGTCTTTAGGTTTAAGCTCTCGCTATCGTGTTGATGTATATAACGGTACAAAGCTATTTAAGACTAACAAAGTTACTAGCTATCAAGAAAAGTATCAAAAAGAAATTTTTAGCTTGTATAAGAGCTATGACGGCGTAGGCGGTCAAGAATCTACGACCGATAAACGGCAAAATATTTTTGCAAAAAAATCAGTATGGTTTCTTGTGATACTGATTATTATGATGTTTTTTTCGGGTCTCTATTTTACGTATCGCTTTTTTACTAAAAACCAAGTTGCACCGACGGTTACGGAACAAAAAACAATATCGCAAATCTCTAATCATTCGACACTACAACCATCAGCACCACAAACGATGCCGAAGCCGTCTAATACATGGCGCATAGCAGGCGAACTTAAGCAAAACGGCAAAGCATGGACAATCTTAATGAATAATCAGGGAGCCATTAGGCTTGAGCCGTCAAGTCAGTTTCGTTTTAGTGGTTTGATGAAGCAAGGTGAACTTGACGGAGAAATTATCACTCGGTACAGCGGAGGAACAGGACAATGACAAAATACTTATTATCATGTATTACGTTATTTTTTTACGTAATGACGTCATTTCTTTTAAGTAGTGCACTGGCGAACGGCGTTGATTTAGAGCTAAGCCGTATCAAATTACCTGATGCGATTAATATCATCTACAGCGAAGTATTTAAGCGTCCTTTTATGCTCTCGCCAGAGCTTGCAGACGATAGCCGATTATTAACGTTTCGAATTAGCAACGACATTGACGAAAGGGCATTTATTGAACGTTATTTTGGTAACATGAATATTAAAATCTGGGACAAAAACGGCATCGATTATATTGCGACCTACACGCCCAAAGCCCAAGCAATACCAACCGAAACGTTTATCTATACGCCTAAGTTTCGAAGTGTTCAATATTTGTCAGATATTTTAAGCTCGCAAGTACAAGGCGCTTTTAACTCTACGGGTTCAATTCAAACGCAACACACGATAACAAGCGGAGACATTAACCCGAACAGCGCTAGCGGTCAATTCTCACGCTCTGGTGATTTACTGGTTTATCGGGGTACGAAAGAAGATATTGCACTGATTAAGCAGTTATTACCGAGTATTGATATTGTGACCGATGAAATTGTGGTAACTGGTTACGTGGTTGAAGTGTCAACGACCGAGAAAGAGGGTAACGGACTCTCGCTAATTGCAAACCTCTTTAATAGCAAACTGGGCATTGAAATTAACAGCGGATACAGTCCAAGCAGTGGAAACCTGATTACATTCAAATCTGGCTCATTTACTGCGCTTGCTGAGCTATTTAACAAAGACAGTCGGTTTAAGGTGGTCAGTTCACCGCAACTGAGAGTCAAAAATGGCTCGAATGCCTCGTTCTCGGTTGGCTCTGATGTGCCTGTGCTTGGCTCAACAACGTATCAGGACGGTAAGCCTATCCAATCAATCGAGTATCGTTCAAGTGGTGTGTTATTTAATATCAGCCCAGAGATTAGGCTTAATACGATTGATTTAACGATACAGCAACAGTTATCAAATTTCGTTAAGACAGAGACGGGCGTAGATAATAGCCCGACCTTAATCAAACGTGATGTAAACACGCAAGTATCAGTTAAAAGCGGTGAAATCATTGTGCTTGGAGGACTTGCAGAGACCAAGAATAGTGATAATTCAACGAGCTTTACATTATTACCATTTTTAAAATCGAGTGGCAAAGAGAACAGTAAGACGGATATTATTGTCGTGCTGTATGCAGAGAAAATTATTAAATAAAATGATAGCAAATTCATTGCCGGGATTTCGCTTCAGCGGATTAAAATGATTGTATTTTATCCATCGATGCGCAACCGGCAATTGATTTTTGATTGCAAAAAAAAATTCGAAATTAACCAGGTAAAAAAGAGAGGTTAAAAAGATGGCATTAACACTAAGATTAACAGAGATAGAAAGCGCGGAGCTTGACAAAATAAAAGCTCAAATGAATGTAAAAACAGCATCACAAGCTATAGCAAAATTGATTATGGAATATAACAATCTTGTTGAGCGTAATAACGAGCAGAGAAATAAGCTCACAAGAATTGAAGGCGAAAAAGCCTCATTGCATTTGAATATTCATAAATACTTATCAGCATTAGAAGATTTAAAAAATGCAGTTAATAAATGAGATAAATTTAATAAATATAATGTGATTACGTAAAATTACCACGTAATGATTATAGTCGAGTACCGCAGGTGACGAGGAACTCGACTATAATTATGAGTGTATATTTATTGCTCATAGAATTAATGTATTGAATTAGATCATTATTGGTAGGTTATACACGGTTTTATTAACTATTTTTGTTGATAATTTTGAAAAAATTAAGCCGTAGGCTTGGAAGCCAACCCACTATTTTAATTAATGCTATAAAATTCAAATTGGCGGTACATGCAATGGTTACAAATGAAAATATTCCCCCTCGCCTTGATTAGCCTTTTTTTTGTCAATA